TACCCCACTGAAGATTCTTATAATTATTGTTCAAAGGGTTATTATCTAGATGCATTACCTCTTTAAACTTAGAAGGATTAGGATTATATACATAGACTAGAGCTACTAACCTACTAATACTCAGAGTATAACCAACACGGCCTTTATAAAGTCTTACTTTAACTCTACTCTTTTTCGAAAGTTTTAGTTTACGCCATTTACCAAACTTATTGGGAGATCTTTCTATACGTCTTGAATATAGTTCTCCGTCTTTTGTAATATGGTAACCTATAAAACCAGGTATATTGTCTTCTATCATAATGAATTTTTAAGTTTAATTAATCCTTGATAGGTAGCATATCTAGTTTCGTAAACTTTTTTAAGAACTGCTTTCCTACCTAAATCATTTACATCTCGATTATCATCAAAAAGAACCAATTTTACTTTCTTGTATTGTATAAGTTTCAATGCCAATTCTATAGCATATTTTTGAGCATCAAAATCTAGTAGGATTATGTATCTTTGACAAGGAGCCTTTATTAACTCGTTTAACTGATATTTAGATACAACTTTACCCATTGTGGCAATTCCTCTATCTCCAATAGTAAGGGCATTGAGTGCACCTTCACAGATGTATACCGACCTATACATCTCCAACGCATCATAATTAAATATGATAAATTCTTTGCCAACTCCTGTGATATCTTTGTTAGGGTTGTTATACCGAGGACCTTGCCCGATAACATTTCTCGCGTTATAATATCTAAGTTGTCCTCTGTAATAAAAGGGTATAATGAGGTACCCAAAGTAAGCCCCCTTTGTCGCATAGCCAATTCCATGCTTAGACAACTCAGAGATGACAAAGCCACGGCTCTTGACATATCCTCTAATGCTTTTTGCAACTTGTGACTGGCCAAGGTTAAGGATTCTGAATCCTTCGGGTAGATACAAAGGCTTAGCTTCTGCAAGTTCAACCTTTTCTTCGTGAAATTCAAGCTCATCAAATTTTCCACTATTTAAGAAATTAATTAGTTCATGGTATGTATCGAATCCTTCTATATCCATAACCAATTGAGAAGGATTCGGATGTTCATTACATCTAAAGCAATTGGTTCTATACATTGATAAGTTAACTCCCATTTTTAATTCCCTATGACAGTATGGGCATACTGGGAGTTTCATCCAGCCTCTTCGATATTCAAAAGCACCTAACCTCTTGATAAAATAGGTTTTTAACTGGGATTTAAATTTATTAGTAATTTTCATCTATGCCTAACTATATTTAACCTACGTAAGTAATTATTTAAAGTGGTATGCCCTATAGAATATTTGTTACATATATCTCTAACTAACATACCTTCTTGATAATCATTCATAATGTCTTGGTATATAGCTTTAAACTTATAATTTCCAAACTTAGGTTTACTCTTTAAATTTATAATACGAGTAATAGCTGAATCAGAAATCCCAAATTTCTTTTTAAGAATCGACCGGGGTTTACCAAGATTATACTCATAAAGTAAACAGTTGATACTAAATTCGTCAAGTATATCTCGACCTCCTGGTTTAAATCTACCATCTTGAATACACTGTTGGGTATTTTCTTTATAAGTACCCCAATATAAATTCTCTACCCGATTATTAGTCCTATCATTATCTTTGTGACACACACAGGGTTTATTCTTGGGATTAGGTATATAAGTCATAGCTACTAATCTATGTACTGAATAAGTCGAACCTTCTATCTTGACTTTTAAATACCCTCTAATTAATCTGGGTTTTAGTAAGATATTATCTTTAAATACATTACCGTCTCTTGTTATTGTTATTTTCATGGTTTCTAATTGCTTTACGAATTACCTTTCGGATTCTTTTCAAATCCTCAACATCTAGATTACTAATGGAAGTTGTTTGCCAACCATTGTGAGATATTTCCAAAGCCAATCCATCAGTCCATCTGTCTTTTACTACTTCTACTTTTTTAGTTCTCATTTCTCTTTTTCTTTTTACCACAGATTCTACAGTAAGTTCTCGTACAATATTTAGTATAATACTGAGCCCTCTTCCTACCGCCTTTCTTTGAAAAGATAGCCTTCCTGGGTTTCTGTCTGGTTTCCCACCAATGCTCGGTTACCCAATCATGAATACCGAGTTTGCATTTATATATCTCCAGTTGTCCTTTCTCTTTTCTTGGAATCAGCATCAGGATTACCTTTCTTAAAAGATTCTTCAAGTTTCTTACCATATACTTCATCATAATTCTTTCTTTGTTCTTTAGTAAACTCTGTACATCTTTGCCTTTCTACATCACACCTAAATAAGGCTCTACCAGAAGGAAGACCATCCCTTTGTACTACAATCTCTGAACGAAGGATATTATCTTTCTCTTCTTGCTCTGTACTGTTAAGACCCATTATAAATTGAGCATTACGAACAATTGCAATAGAACCGGATATATCATTCTCATCATACTTGGTTGCTTGATGTTTCTTACCTTCACGAGTAATATGATGAGCAGTCCATACAACATCTAAATGCAAATCCTCAGCAAGATTCTGTAAGTCAATATATACATTTGAGATTCTATCAAAATCCTCTTTATCCTTTGCAATAGAAGCAAGCTTCCCTGCATAGTCAACCATCAATACCTTAATATCAATCCCTTGGCTCCTAAGAGTAAGTATCTTCTCCCTTATATAATTGCAGTCAGTAATTAATGCAGGTACTCTTTCAACGATTAATTCAACTCCAAACCTTGCAAGTTTTCTTAAATGCTTAGCCTCGAGTTTATCATAATCTCCAGTATATAATTCCTTCTTAGTTTTATTGATACTTGATTGAATGAAACGGTCCATGATTTGTTCTTGACCATTTTCTGTATCCACATAATAAACTGACTTCTTCATTCTAAGGTAACCTCTTGCAAGGTTAACCATGAAGAATGTTTTCTTTGCTTTAGGTTTATCCAAGATTACATTGATTGATGCACCTGGGAATCCTCCCGCATTGGTTAAATCGTTTAGTTGCCTAAATGGGCATGGTACTACTGAGGGTTCTGCCTGCCTTTTAAATTGACGTTCAGTAACATCTCGAATCATGAATAAAGGTTCATCCTCCTGTTTAGGTCTACTTCTTTGTAAAACCTTCTCTACCTTTCTAGAATATTCTTCGTACTGTTCGAAGTTATCTAAGTCGAATGAATCATTTAAGTTCTTCATTTCAACATAAGTAGAGAACTGATAGATTTTCTCTTTAATATATTCTGAATCGGATAATTGAATTGAATAAAGATTTTTGATAACCTTCTCGATGTTTGGGATATCATCCTTAGTAACCAGGTCAACATAGTTTTTAGATTCTAGCATTTCTCTGAGTACTTGTTTAAGGACATTCTGTGAGGGTATCTTTCTTTGCTTCTTGAAGTATTTAAGTATACCCTCACAAATTAAGGAATGTTCGATAAGTACTAAGTAGCTTGGTTTTATTCTGCTCAGTACTAAACCTCCTTCCTTATCTTGAATGATGAACCTGAGAATCTCTAACTGAAAGTCAGGTGCAAAGCTAAATTTAATTTTATTCTTTTTCATACATTATTATATTGCAATATTATATACTAATAGATTTTGATAGTCCTCATGTAGTGAACTCATGTCCACAATATCTAGTCTTCTTATCCTCAGCCGTTCGGTGAAATTTTTTGATATTCTTATATTATATAAAATATATTTATTATATTTGCATAACGAAATACTTAAAGAATATGAGGAAATGTAATGGAAACAATGGTTCAGAGCTTCATAGATTAAAACCCATGCAGGATTATGATGAAGCAATGTTTAATCGGTTATACAAAGTTTGTAAGCCAGTTATTCGGAACCTTACCAAACAGATTGATTACAAAAGGTTTAACCTTACGCCAGATATAATATCTTCTTATTTCTGGGATAAAATGTTATTTGTTTTTAATAAGTACTATGGTACTTGTAGTGAAGAACATCTTAAAGCAAGAATCCTTTCTTCTCTTGCTACATTTAAGAATAAGCTTCTTCGATTTGCCTATGGAGAGATTGCAGAATACAATCAGAACCTATTTAAACTTGAAGACTTATTTGATAATGATAAAGAGTTAGAAGATGACGATGAAGAGGTTAAGGCTAAGGAAGAAATGCTTGAATTATTATATAAGTATATGAAAGAGAAATTATCTCCAGATGCTTATATGGTATTTGAAGTATTACTTACTCCACCTCCTTATATTAAAGAACGAATTAAAGATGGAGAAAGAATCACCAATATAATGTTGGTTGAGTTCTTTGATATGCCTAGAACTAAGAAGTCGGTTAAATACATAGGAGAACTCAAACAAGATATCTTATATTGGGAAGAGAAAGCTAAAGAAGAACTTCACTACTAAACACAAAAGAAAAGGGGCGTTTCCCAACGTCCCTCTCCTATAATCCATAAATTAAAAGTTCTTTGTCAACAATATAAGTAGTTAAGACATAATATTATAGTTTTATAATGTATGCCAGTACGTAGTAAGGTGGCCTATTTTCGTGAGGTTGACCTCCACCTGCAGCCCTGGTATCATGGTCCCATAGGCATACATAAGAATTATCTCTATCAGTTTTATTACTACCAGAAAGGTTATTACCAATCCATTGAGTACCATTAGCTCCCACCAAATCTGAATGAGCCTCGATAAAGTAAGCATCTGCGAAATTGTGAACGTGAGATGGAATCTCTTGAGTTGAAAGAGTTACTTTTTCTTGGCCACCTGTATTACCAATCAAATTGTAATCCTCATTACCTGATGACCAGCCAACAATAAACTTACCCGATAAGTCTGGTGTCTGTAAGTCTTCTACAATCTGACCATTACATAAAGCCCAACCTTCTGGTACAGAAACTCCATTCCACATGGCAATTAGTCCTCTTGGTATATTAGCTCTTGCCATACCACCAAGCTTTTCATCAATGTAAGCCTTGATATCAAAGTTTGGGAATCCTTGCAATAGTCGTAAGAGAGTTTCTATATTGGCTTGTTGCATTCCATGGATAGCAGTATTATATTCTACGGGTTGGGGAAACTTTCCTGCATAAGGAACAATAGAATATTTCTCTACTGAGTTATCCATTGAATTAGTACCTTGCCCATATATACCAATTAATACCATTGAGGATTTGTCTACCAAACCTTGAGATACTGAAGCCATAGCTCTATTCACTAGAGACTCATATGATAATTCATTATCTTCTAATACATTTGTTTTTGACAGGTTTCTAGAATCCTTGGGTGTTGGGTATAATGGGTCTACTGATTTCTTGTACAGAGAATAGAACGAATTAGATTCATTCCAGAAAGCTCTGAACTGTACTGGGTTCTGTACAGGCTCTTCCAAAGGTGTATGGTAAGCAAATACAATCACATCCTCATTAGAACCCTTTGAGCCTTCAATATTAGGTATACTAATATTAGCACTATCAGAAATATAGATTGTACCATCCCTTGCTATACAACCAAAATTTGTATCTGGTCCTTCACCAGAATCTGCAGCTTTAGTCATATACCTTGAAAGGATTCTATCCTTTATTGCTTGATATGCAGGAGAAGTAGGTTCTCCATTAGGCAAGAGAGTGATTGCATTATTTACAATCGTTGCAGAACCAAATCCACAAAATGGACCAATGCCTACTGGTGCAGCTATAGCTTCAGCTGCATCCTTAGACTTTATTATACCTTCATAATCAAAATAGGTTTTCATAATGTATCTTCGTTATTGTTATTACTCTTATATTCTTTCGATTGGTTTTTCATATCTTGGAAAGCCTCTCCTACAGCCTTGAACTTGAAGGTTATCAATTTCCAAAAGATAGACCAGATACTGTACTTCTTTTCTACACCATGTAAAGTACAGATATGATTATAAATACTATCTATTTCAAAACAGTAACATAATACCATTACCGTTATAGATACTGTTATTGGATTTAATCCGTAAGGTTCTCCGATGGCTTTACCTATTACGGCACCCAGTAAGATGTAACACAGGTAATCAATGATTTTATTAAGAGTTCTTCTCCCGGCTCTAGATTTTCTTATTTCAATCTTCTTTGCCCTACTTGCAGATATCCCAAACCAAAAATCTGTAAGTATTAGTACAAAGGCTAATAAAATCATCCACCTCAAATCAAAGATAATGGCATAACATTCAGAAGTGAATCCAATGATACCAGTTTTAAATAAGGTGTTAAAAGAGCTGCTTTCCATTTTGTTTATTCTATTTTAAGTGACCATTCTATTCCTTCCGGAACTAATATATTAATACCTTGTTCCGAAATATCATTGGATTCCCAAGTAAGTTCTGTCTTATCAACTACATCCAACAGGTTTACTATGAATACTGCTTTAACTGCAGGATTAGCTTTCACATAGAAAGTATGTTTACCTGGTAAATTAGTAAAGAATTGATAAGGGCTTGGATGAACCACATCCGGAGCTGTCTCATATACAATATCTGAAACTTCTCCAGTATCTGAAGTACAGGTTACGATAGTAGATACTTCTTGTACATCTTTGCTTAGTTCTGCACTTACTGGATTACAAGTTAAAATATACTTAGGTATAACATCCTTAATCGTAAGGCTTACTACTGAACCTTGATAATAAAACTCATAATTACCTGCTTTATCGAAAGTGATAAGAGTGTTCGAATTGTATTTCTCAGATGAACCCTCTAAGTCAATCCCAGTTATCATATTACCACCATCTCCCCAACGTAGGTAGAATTGGCAATTCTTGGATTTGGTTAATTGATAGCCTGCCTTGATATACTTTCCTGCATCTGCTTCAGCTTCAGAGTAAGGTTCTAATTCATACCAATTCTCATCCTCTTCATTCAAAGGTTCTAACCACAAGTAGGATTGAGGAGTAGGTATATAAGCAAGTACTTCTACTTCTACAGACTTACTAGCATCACCCACCGATTCAAATTTATAACTTCCAGCCTCATTAAATTGGTATTCTGTACTTCTACCATAGTAAAAATCAGGACCAACTACATAGCGATTAGTTAATTCTAAAGTACCAAGTTTTACCCAAGTACCTTGGGTATTCTTTTTGTAAATGGTCACCTCGGTATCAAAATAACTACCTAAGTTTGCACTTTCGAAAGTAGAATAATAAATACCCGATGTAACCCAAAGATTAACTGATGCAGAACCTTGAGCATTTAGGTTTAATCGTTTGTTTGATACGCCTATATCGTAGTTAATCGTATAACCTAATCTGTAAGCTACTACTGTACCATAATTACTAGCATTACCTGAGTCATCTTTAGTACATCTAAATTGGAATGTACCAGTAGTAGTTGGTGCCCATCTTTGACCATTACGAACTAAAATACCGGGGTCTGAAATACATACGGCAATAAGTTGACTTGTATCTTCGTTAGGATCTGAAGAACGAATAGTTATCAAAGACTTTTCACCGTTGGTAAGATTTATATTCCGAGGTTCACAGAATACCGTATAGTTAGTAGCAATTGCCGTTACCTTTAGAGTAACCTTCTTTGCAGGAAAGTCTGCAATAACCCATTCGTAAGTACCTGCAGAAGTTATTTCCCAAACAGAACCAGAATCTTTAGTTTCATAGGTATTAAGTAACTGTACGGATACAGGTTTAATATTTCCCTGATAATTCATATTTGCAGTTACCCTTACTTTGATTACTGGATTAGTACCTGTAATTACTAAATTATCTGGGTCTGTTCCTCCTTCTACCAAGTCGGCATATATGTGATAAGATTTAGTGTAATATTCTAAACCTATATCTACATAGGTAGTTACTGAAGTATCTCCTACACTTCGAAAGTAATATCTTTGGTCACCCTTTCTTGCATAGAAAATAGAACCGCTTTCATATTTCTTTGAGCTCCACTTATTCTCAGAGGGGTCATATCCAGTTACCTGATATCTTAAATCGGCATCATCGTAATCAGAAGTAACGGTTACTCTAATGGGTACTTCTGTTATATGTCCTGTTACAATCTTTGCAGGACTGATAAGAGGTTCAGCTACAATTTTATAATTGTAAGCCAAATCAAATCCATAAGCAATCTTCCCAGATACATTGTATGGTAAGAATCTATCGAATAACTTATCAATTGATTGTTTGAAAGCTTTGAACTCTGGAGTGGGGGAAGTAAACCCATGACCGCTTATAGAAATACCTACCTCTATACATTGAGCACAACCATAAATCTTATCATAGTTGTATTTGTCGTACTGAGAATAATCGGTATCATATAAGGGGTCTACCTTTTCCCATTTATCCATCTCTCCATCGGTTGGGTCTGTAATTGTACAGGTTAGCCCATACATATTAAAAAGAATTTCGAAGAATTTTCTTGAGCCACGAATCTTAAGTAACGAGATTGAATACTTTAAGATAGTTCGAATCTGTTCATCACTTAAGTTGGGAACTCCCTTGTGTTCTCCGGTTCTAGCAAATGGTAATGCTCCCAAGAACTCCCAGAGGTAATTTAAATACCTCTGCTGAGTTTTATCGATATCGATTATATCTAGAATATTATCAATATCTTTAGTTATATCTTCTTGGAAATAGTTACCACAAATTTCTAGAAATCTTTCTAATATGCCCTTACCGTCGACTTTATAAGTATCTTGCTCTTTAAATTCGAAAGGTAAGAAATCAATTAGGTTTTTAAGATTTGTCATACGATTTCATTTACTTTAAGTGTTAACTGACTTGAGTCTTCGAATACCGGAATATTATAACCTGGGTCTGTATAATCCTTGTTGGGTTCTGCAATGGTTATGGTATATCTAAATCCGGATTGATAACCATTATTCTGGATATCCAAGGCAAATACAAATCCATTTATAGTATCTCTAATCTGTGTAGTCTTACCCACTTGGCCATCATAAGAAAAGCCTCCCTTAACTGAACGTACTGTAAATTGAGTACCCGAGGAAAAAGATATAAAGTAAGACATACTACCATTAGCCTCGTCTAATTGGAATTGACCAAGGATTAGTTCTTTGTTACCATATACTGTAGTAGGCCATGGTTTAGTATAGAACTTCTTCAAGTGTAAATAATCTACTGATTCAAGATTATCTATGAGTGCATAGATATCAGAGATTCTTACGCTGCCACCAATGTCTGAGTTCTCCGGAGAATAAGCATTAAATAATGCACTAAGAATCTGTGATTGTATTTCTGAAGTTTTATAAGACTTCTTCCCAGTAACTTCTACATCCAAGATAATATTTACTTTACCTGCAGACTTAACGGTTAACCAAGTAGTAAGTGGTGAGTTCTGATGTAATACATCATATACTTTTTGAATAAGGTTAGAGTCAGCAGTAGCACCATTATCAGGAGATATATAAACGATTAGTTTTCTACCACATTCGTATTCTGCCTTTGCCTTACTAACCCCATCAACCAGTTTAGCTAAGTCTATGAAGTCCTGTTTGGTAATAGCTACTCCCATAGTCTTTACACTCAAAGGTATGTGTTCCTTGAGCATACTAAAATTCTCATAGGATGAACCTCCACCTGCAGCATAAGTATTAGATACAGTAGCATCTGTTACTGATGAAGATATAACTGAAGGTACAGAAGTAATCATACCAGATTTTACATTACCATTGATACCAGTAGTAAGGTAGAACTTAACCTCAGATATCTTGGCATTAGCTGCAGGCTTCTGTCCATATTTACCATCACCAAATAAGATATAAGGGTTTAAAGCTTCATCCATGGTAACCATGAAATGTTTATCGGTGGGTTTTGAATAAGCAAAGGTATTTACCAATACCCAAGATTCTCCACCAATCTTCATACTCATAGTTCCATGTTCGTAATACTTACCATTAGGTAGTGTACCAAGAGTAATAGTTACCCTTTCATCTGAAGGTATAACCATACCATTTATCTGGCTTTCCGTATATAATTCGTGTTGTACAACTGGAACTTTACAAGTAGTTACATTAGCATACCAAGTTACATCCCTAGAAGATAACCATTTGTTACCATTAGAATCTGTAAATAAAGTTCCAGAAGGTATAGTTAATTTAGCACCAATAGAATCTCCAGATACATCCCTGGATACTACCAAATCTACTGATGCTGCAATAGCACCTCTTGCATGATAATCTACCAAAGCTCCATGCCTAACTACTGAACTGTATTTACGAGCAGTAGGTAAGAAGGATTCCCTTGCCATATTATCAATGTAGTAGTGAAGAACTTCGGCAATTGCCGCAAACAATGAAAGGATAATGATTAATATATTTCCTTCCGAGTAATCAGTTACGAGTACATTGCCATCTTTGTCTTTGATATTCGTAAGTGATTCTATCAGCTTGGCCTTAATCTGTTGGTAAGACCTCTGATAAGGGTTGAGCCATTTATTAGTGATTCCCATATTAATAAGAGTTTAATGAATTTTCATTTTTATCATAGGTCAGGTACAGGTACTGACTAGTAGAAGTTTCATTAACTACATAATGAACTTCTATGTTTATTTTAGCACCTTGTCTAGAAACGGTGATACCCTTAAAGGTAATCCTTTGTTCCCATGCACCAATTGAGCTTTTAATAAACTCTTTAATAATAAAACTTAGGGCTTGTGTATTTGGCTCTTCTATACATTCCCATAGGCGATTCCCAAAGTTTTCCTGTCGAAATCGTTGTCCTATTAAATAATACATTATAGAGCTTATATTATTTCTTACCAAAGCCATATCACCATTAACAGGATACCAACCTGTTTCACCCTTTTCGTTTCTTGTAAGTTGAATAGGGAATATCATACCCTTTCCAACAATGTTAGTAAGATAGTTATCCATTAGTGTATACATTTAATGTCCTCATAATCTTCTTGTTTGAAAGTAGAGAACGGTTGACTTGCTTGAGTTACGGTAGGACCTGAAGAACCAGGTCCAGTAGTTACACCAGAGTGTACGTGAGAATTGAATAAAGTTCTTAGAGTTTCCAGTTCTTTAATGGTATTATTGAGTTTCTCGGTTAGTTCTTTGATATTAACTACTCCTTGATTCTCTCCCTTATTTAAGATTACTGTATCACCAGAACCTACACTTACATCTCCTTGTGCTTGAATAGAAATGTTTCCCTTAGCAGCAATGCCTACATCTCCATTTATATAAACAGTTAGCTTTCCATTATCATCATCAAGTACCATTACATTTCCTTCTGGAGTTATAATACCCATTTTATTAGGACCATCCAAAGGGTCTGGTATTTGTTGTAGTCCCCAACCATGATATTCCCATAGGGGTTTAGTTGGGTCTCCAAATTCAAAAGTAACAAATACTATATCTCCAACCTTAGGAGCTAAGTACTTGAACCCATTGTTGATAGAACCATGTTGGCCTTTTGCATAGGCCCATGTAATAATTCCACCCATGACTTCTGGACAGCATACCTTGATACGGTTCATATGTTTCTCCGTATCATTATTATCTACCACTATGCCACGGTAGACAGAGTAGTATCTACCTAAACCTTCGATACCCTCTTCTGTTAATAGTTTAGCTGTTGAGTACATTATTTCTTGTTGGATTTATATCGTTCATAAGCTTTCATTGCCCAATTAAACTCATCAAAGTTATACCTTTCTTTCATGGAAGGAGTAACCTTCGATTGGTCTGCCTTTACCACATTGGTCTTACCATAGATTGCTGTACCATTTGAAGTTACTACTGTACCTTCTGTACGAACTGTACCTGCAGCAAGAGCCTGAGGGTCTTTAGCATTTATCTCATCATAATAGAACTTATTCTGTAAGAACTCTCCTGCACCTTTCTTATCGATAATTCTACCCTTATCATCCATGTATCTTTCTACGAAGTATACTACTTCATTGTAGGTAAAGTCATGTACAATATCGGAAGCATTAGCAGTATTCTTCTTGTTCTTACCAAAGTCAGTTTTAGCAGAATCCTTAGCATCATTACTTACAATGTCCTGAGTACTAAGTTGGGTCTTAGATGTAGTCTGTCCATCCCTTGCATTATTCTTAACCAAGTCTAATGTACAGAGATAACCTTGACCTGCATCCATTGAATGTTGTACTGACTTGATATACCAAAAGCCTGACCACCTTTTTCCTACATTCTCTAAAGATATTATCTGAGAAGATTGTAATGAAGGTCTACCTACTACAGTCATTTGGCATACCAACTTTCTTTCGGATATCTTAAGACCTCCATTGGCATTAGCATTCATTGCCCAAGTAACCTTATCTGCTCCGCCGTATCTACTAAAGAGATTATGATATAACTTATAGATTGGTACTAAATATGGTACTTTCTTCATTCTTCGTATCTTAACCCTAGCTTTAACTTTTCGAGTCATTGTAGGAGTAGTAACTCCATCACCAGAGTACTTTAACTCATATGTATCAGGGTACACCATAATACATGGGTCTTTTTCCATTGCAGATATACCTCTTTGAGATTGCTCATTAGCTGAAGCAATCTTATATTTATTGCCCTGAGTATCTCTAATGTCAATCATATGGAGAGGTGTCATACCTTCCGGGTCATACTCTCTTGGGTCTACCCATTCTTCTGCAAGGTATTCCATTTTGTATTCTCCAGTAAATAAGTATCTTTCGTTTTCTAGTAATTGCCTAAGATTACTTTCTAACTCTTTACCGTTCTTTGAGTTCTTTAAGATTTCTTGAATAACCCTTTTCTTATCGTTCGGTAGATTATTTACAGCAGTATTAATTGCCTCACGATATTGCTCAGTACTTAAATTATCCAATGCTTCTTGTTTACCTGCATTATAAGCAACATAAGGCTTTTGAGAACCGTACTCTTTTATTGCAGAACTAGATTTTTTTACTTTAGCTTCATACTGTTTATGACTAGCTATTATTTCTGGAGATACAGTAATGGGATGGGGATGTCCCAACCCAAAATTCTGTCCAGTTCTATAATCCCATGAAGGTACTACTTCGGTATTATCTTGAGGAGATTTAATGGGTTTGAATAAAGATATCTCTTCTTTCTCTCGTTCAGGTTCTGTAGTATCTGTAGAACCTACAACTAAACCCTTATCTTCGGGGTCTATTGTTTGAGTTAATTGAGCTTTTACTCTTTTAGTTATCTTTTGCATAGTGAAAGATACTCTGAGTACCTCACCATTTTCTTGTTGGTATATGTAAGTATATTCGGGTTCTTGAGTAAACTTACGATTGTGTATGTATATTACACCATCCCTAGAATCAATATACCAAGGACCATTTGCATACCCTTTCATCTTTTGTTCTAATTGAACTAAGATGTTATTCCCTATTAACCCTAAGTCACTATCTATCAGAGACTTTAAATCACTTGGCATAGCTACTTGAGCTACTCCACTAAACCTGTTAGCGTAAAGTATCTTTCCAGTAGTATTTCGACTTTGTTCTGTCGGGACCTGTAGTGACTCGTAAACTTTATTACTTATTACTTGTTTAGCCATTACTGAAATATTTCTATGATTACGCCTATATCATTGTTACATCCATTATCCAAAAAGTTGGATAAACTGTATTCCGATAAATCTGAATGAGTGTAAGGTGGTTGGAATCTTAAATCTCCAACTGTATCTATACACTTAATCGTCACATGAGTACCAGTGGAATCGAATACACAATCCAAATCTCTAACCTTAATACTGCGTACTGGGCTAGAGATAAATTGACCATCGGGGTATATGTATCCCCACTGAAGATAAATAATCGAGCTTTCCTGAAGGTCCTCGATATCTACTGTATCTGGGTCTCCAGTATCAAATGTAAGGGTAGCTAAGTTCTCCTTCTCCTCATCATACTTGTAGCTCCAATTACTTATATAAGCGCCAAGAGGTATACCAGTAATGGGATTCATTATAGGCATACCTCCAGAATTGAACAGAGCCATGTAAGGTGTTGCTGTTCCATTATAAAGTATTGGTTGGTTAGGTTTTCTAATTTCAGCCATACATTGGTATTCTTAAAATTTGATAAGGTTCTAATTCTTGAAAAGGGTTCAAGATATTATTAGCTTCGGCAATCAAATACCACTTACCAGAATCACCATAATAACGATAGGCAATATTCTGTATAGTTTCTCCATCCAATACAGTATGTTGTTTATCGTTATCAGTGTAAGGAACGTTTGGGGGAGTTACCTCTAATGAATAATCTCCCTCATCATACTTAAGAGCAATGGCTCCATCATAAGGACTTGCTCCTGTTAGGTATTGATTTAAGTCTATCATATCTGTATTCCTTTTGTATTCTTTAAATCTTCTTCAGTTACAATGTCTTGATAAGATAAGTTATAAGCACTTACTCTCTTGAAGATTAATTCCTGGGTTGCAGCTGCAGGCAATAACTTTAAATCCTCGATTGTACTTGACTTACCTGCTACTCTAGTCCTTGAGGCATTCCTAAAGTTATTCAAAGTATAGGTAGCAGATGTAAGAATGTATTGATGATTATCAAATATACCAGAACTACCCCATTCGATTTTTAGAATCGGAGGGCTTGCCTGATAAGCATTTGCCTTAGTCCACATTTCCAATAATCGGCATTTAGTAATTACCTCTTTTGGATTATCTGGGTCATTACAAAACCAAGATACATTGAATTGAATTATGTCCTCACTACCAGTAAAGTGATACATAGGAGTATTACGTCCCATAGATTTAATCGTTGCCCAAGTAGTTTCTCCTCTAAAATCAATTGATGGTGGTCTATTCTGAAGAGTGATATATTGATAGGGGCTAGCAGTAAGATTATAAATCACTACTTGATTCATACTTCTTACCTCAGGCATTACCAAGAAAAGTTCTTTATTCTTTGTAACACTCTGACCTTTAGCTGGGTCCATTTCTTCATATCCGAATGGAACTCCACCTTCTACTTGATACTTTAATTCCATCCGATACTGAGCCTGAATCCTTTGGTTTAGCTTAGGATTCTTTGAAGTAGCTCTGGGTCCGAAGGGATTATTTGGGTCATAGATTTTACCCTTATCTGCAGTATCCTTAGGCAAGGTAGAAGTTGCTCTATTGAGATAAATCCTTGCTCTCCAAAGTTTATTCAGAGGACCAGTAAGAACTCCTGCAGAATCCCTGGTGAGGTCATTGTATTTTTCAACAACCCCACCTGCTATTTGATTTAATATTCTTGCCATGATTGTTTAGTTTAATCCTAAAGATATACCAGTAAAATCTTGTTGACCACCAGGAGCAAAGTCTCCAGCTTCGTTTCCATCTACTGATATATTAATTCTTGAATCCTTAAACCCATCTCTGATTGCACCTCTAACCGCATCAATGAATGCCTGTTGGTTTCTATCTTGAATAGAAGCTTTGGTTTCTTCCGAGTTTAGAGCAGCAGTGTTATTATCCACCGAATTAGTAAGACCTCCTATTACTTCTATCAATGCAGGGATAGCTATAGAAGCTAGTAGTCCCCAAGGCCCACCTAAGAATCCTAAAAGTCTACCACCAAGTAATCTAGCACCAAATCCCATAGCACCTTTCTTAGCAATCTGTTGGCCTGCAGTTTTAGTTATATTAGAACCTACTGCTGCACCAACACCTGCTCCTGCAAGTGTACTCATTGAAGTAAATCTTCCTCTTGCATCTCTTGCTACTACAGTACCTTTTCGGGTTTTACCTATGGTACCTCCCATTGGTAATGCAAAGAATTTACCTGGAGCCATTTGCATAGCAGTCATCCTCATCATCATTGCAGAGATATTTCTCATATGACCTTCAAGGATAGTAGCTTGAACATTAGTTCTTACCATACCTTCTGCCATACCATTAGTTTCTGAAGTAGCTAAAGCCTGGAAGGTACTAATCATCTTGATAGTACCCTGAATAAACTTAAATCCCTGATATAGAGTACCTACTACTGCACCAGTTGCAACTACCTTTACCAAGAATTTACCTGCCCAAGTTTCTTGCATACTGTTAATAATCTTTAGGATACCAGAACCTAATTTAAGTACTGGGCTAAAAACTTCGGCAAGTGTAGAACCTGCAGTTACAATAAAGTTCTCCCAGTTTGATTTAAACTGTTCGATAATACCTGCAGGAGTTTGTAATCTTTCTTGAGTTAAATTTTCTACTGTACCACTTGCACCTGCAACCTTATCCATAAGTTCAGTAAGCTTATTAGCTCCAGTCCAGTAATCCTGAAGTAAAGCTGAGGCAGCTCTTGTACCACGAACTCCAAAGATATTAAACAGAGCAGAGGAGATATCTATTCCTCGTTTACCTCTAAGTTTATCTCCCAATATAGATATAATCTTATCTAATCTCAAAAGATTACCCGAGGCATCTACTAGAGTTTTTGGGTCAATGCCTAAAGATTTTAGCATCTCACCACCTCCCTTTTTCTGCCCGGTTACGGAAAGTGTTAAATAGCGCATCATGTTTGCTAATGCAGTACCAGCTGATGAAGCTTGGATACCTTGATTACCAAGTACTCCAATGGCTGCAGCTGCATCACCCATACTGATTTTGGCATTTCTAAATTCTGCTCCTGAATATTGGAAAGATTGGGCAAGGTCTGTTAGAGAAATATTTGCAGAGGTTACTGCAGTTGCCAATTGGTCTACTACCTGAGTAGCATTCTGTGAAGGTATATTAAAGGTCTGCATGATGTTAGTCATCAAGTCAGCAACTCCACCTTTCTGACCAAGAGGCATACTGAAGATAGAAGCTAGCTTAGCTGCAGGGCCAATCATTCTTTCGATTTGCTCTACATTGTTACCAGCCATTGCCAAGTACCTTTCGCCTGATGCAATATCTGCAGCAGTAAGAGGAGTTACCTCATTGACTTCTTTGGCTACTTGCATTAGCCTTGCCTGTTGAGCAGCATTAGCTCCAGACATTTTAGAAGCTAAGAATACTTGGTCGTATACTCCTGCAGAATATTGGTAGGCCCTTGCCATACCTCCAACCAATTCTTTTCCAAACTCAAAAGCATTAGAAGTTGACATTTGAATACCTCGATTCCAGGTATTCATATCGTTCATCATTGTTCTAAATGAGTTCGATATTCTGCCAGCCTCATTAGAGAATCGGTCTCTTAATACCATTGCAACACCGACCTCGACTAAGCTTCTTCTGTCTATCATTTTCTAGTTTTCTTTTTTAAGTTTTCATAATACTCATCGGCTATATCCTTAAATCTTTTCCTTTCTCGATACGGAAGACGCAAAAAGCTGAGATAGTCAATGGCTACCTCAGCTCTACATATATAAGTGAATGTACCTGGGTGGTCTACGCTTCCGTCAGGTAGAAAAAAGTCGGTGAAAGCATTATAGGATATTTATCAATTCTTCCAGGTATACTTGGATGTTCTACATCGGTGTTACCATCGAAGACTGGGTCATATTCAAATATTGTTTTACGAATCTCTGCAATGTCTCTTACTGAGAATAAATGGAAGCTTTCTACCTTTTCCCATTTACCATCAATCTGAAGATGTAAGTTCCTTGCAATCAATGCTGCATTACGAGTTTGTTTTTCTATTGGTAAAGTAACCAACATTCTTTCTCCTGCACCAGTAAGCAAATCAAATTTAACTACCTTACCTGAAGATAGAGTTACTTCGTAATCGGTAAGCTTACCTTGTTCTGGATAATAAGGGATAGCGTTTGGTTTTTCGGCCAATTCCTTTTCTGTAGGAAATTCTCCATAGTTATCGAATAACATCTCGCTTAATGATTGACCGTAAGTTTGTACTCCGCCTTCTTGGCCCCAATCATATTCAAATTCTACTTCATCACCAAGTGAGAAGATTCTTGATTGGAATAAGATACAGTATCTGTCATTCAAAGGGATACGGTCTGCATCCTCTACCGTTAATCTACGATTAGGAGTAAAGTCGGTATCAACTACAATTGCCTGAATGAACTTAGTAAGGTTCATAAGGTTTCTTACATCCATAGGATTAGATAAGATATCCTCATCTGCACCATTCTGTTCCCTGATTGAGAATTTATAACCTGATGGGGTTATAAACTCATGTGTTCTACAATTTAATTCCATGTTTAAATAAGTTATTTGGTTATACTTTAGTTCATAGTGTTCGCTGTAACAACAAGAAAGGGGTGAGCCCTTTCTAGGAATCCCACCCCTCCCACCTAAAAATCTTAGTGAAAATAGACTAAGCGTTTTTAATACTTATCTACAGTACCTACTGAGAATTCGATACTTTCGATAGTGTTTTCTGAAGCCATTCTGTCCAGGTCTAATCCTGTAATCTTACATGGCCATACCTCTTCGAAGAGGTGGGTGTTAAGTACGGAAACTCCATCTTCAGCAAGTTCATTTACGATTACATTTTCCCAATATTGGCTTGGTACCAAACCTCCACCAGCAATCATATCTTGGCATGAATAAAGCCAATCATGAAGCCATGTATCTGAACCTGCAGTAGTTAAAAGTTTACCTACTACTAAGTTACCTACAGTAACTCTACCGGCAGTTTTAACGTCCCGGTTAACGTCTCCATGAGCAACCTGGTCAATCTCTACATCTGGCAAAGTACAAGTTTGGAACAGATAAGTATTGATTGGGTGCTTAGGGAATGTGATACTCCAAAGGAATTTCTTTCTTGGATTCTTTACTTTTGCTCCCATGTTTTCTTAATTTTATTCGTTAACGTCCTGAACAGATACGGACTTGGATGCCTGGTCAATATAGATGCCCATAGTGATTTCTTGCATCGGAACGATATCCTTGAATTTCAGGATTGCTTTGTATTTACCTTGACGAACATCGGCTTCATTGTTAACCGATAAGTCATTGTACGAGTTAGCGTCTTGGTCACCCATCCAGGTGTATTCAGACATGGCATCTTCATCTACCAAGTTATCCAGCATTGGTTTAACTTCTAGATAAATCTTATTCCAAGTGTTCCAGATATTTGGTTCTTCCAAATACTTTTCTAGAATAGGTCTAAGATTCTTTTTGAGATACAAATTCAATCTTACAATTGCAAGGAATCTTTCTGAATCCTGTTTTACCTGAGAAGAAAAACAATGCCATAGCAAAGTCTGTTTACCTTGGTTAGGAACATCTTTGATACAGATTATATTTGCATAATTCTGTGCTAACTCATTGAGTTCCTTAGTTCTTGAAGGAGAACCATAATTTGGGCATACTGGACCATTACCATCATAGATAATGCCCCGATTCATACCAGCAAATGATTTCCAAGGTCCAAACTGAGAAGCAGAAGCATCTCCTAATCCTGCAATGGTACCAAGAACATCTGAATCTACCAAGTTACCTTCGGCATTATAGTATTTAATACCACCACCAAAGTAAGCAACATACTTACTGTTACCTACAGTACCAAGGCAAGTCTGAATCCAAGTGATGATTGATTTCAAGTCTCTTGGTTGGTCACCCTGAGTATAGTGAGTAGTATATTTTGGTACTTCAATGTAGTAGGTATATTCTTGCAGTTCTTTAACCATATCTACTGCAGCCTTGTGTACTTTAAGTACATCAGCAGATGCTTCAAGATGTTGGTCAATGTGTGAACAGAAGATTTGATATACATCTACATAATCCTTAACGAATTCCAGAGAAGCAATCCATTCGTCTGCCGTAGGAGTACTACCGGCACTACCAATTGTACCATTCAATTTTACTCCATCAGCAGTGATAGCAGCACCATTGAGTTTGATATCAATTGGGTTTCTTGTTCCATCTACATCATCAGTTAACCATTTGATGAAGTTGTTCCAAGATTTGATGTTCTCTGTCTTTTCAGTTAATACTGGAACGATATATTCTGAGTTCTTTGCAAATGCACTCAGAGCAAGGTAATCTACAGAAGTATCATTGTTATCATCTGCAGTTTTGTAGGTTACTACTGGACCTTGTTCAAGTACCTGGCCATTAGCACTAATTACTTGATAGTAAACCGTGTTAGCCTGTTTGTAAATATTCACAGAGAAAGTTTCAGCACTACCAACTGGGTCTCCATATCCTTTAGTTACCAAACCAAAGCCAACAGCAACTGAACCAGAAGTAAACTTGAAAAGAGTAGAAGCCGTGGGTTCCTCTGGAGTTGCAGAAGCTACTACCGGAGAACCGTCTTCAGCAGCCTTAGGAGCAGATGCAGCTTTAGCTCTTGTTGCAGCAGATACTACACCTTTGGTTGCACCCTTACCAAGTACACGAATAATACGAAGCTTAGAACCACCATTGAAAGCCTTTTCGATGTTTGATACAGAACCATCTGGTACTATCTCAGAACCAAAGACTCTTTGGAATTGAGAGAAAGATTGGATGAGTTCTGACGGGTCATCATAAGGACCTTTAGTAGTTCTAGCCAATACACATGAAACTCCTAACATAGGAGTAGTTTGAAGAACATTTTCGTTCTTAAACTCGAAATTTACAGATGGTGAATTAGGCATATTTATACTAATTAAGTTAATTACTCATTTATTTAATACCCTCTAGTATTGAGCTATTTTACGTTAAGGTTAAGTAAATCTGATTCTTGCTTTTCGGTTAGTCCAATCAATACTGAGATGTCTTGAATTGGTACAAGTTCACCTTCTTCAGCAAGCTTCTCGGGTAAAATCCCATCCTTACAAGTGTACTGATATACTTTTTCAAGTAGACCATGACTCTCATCTGGGTGGTCATAGTAATTACCTATCTCTATAAATAAGTTTCCTGTTGGTGCTACCCGACCATCTTCCCATTCTTCTAAGTTATTATAATAAGGTCTTACGTATCCTCGAGAAGGTAATGCTTCATACATAATACTATGAAGTAACCTCATATCGGCTTGAGTATTAGATACCAGGTGAATATCTAGAGTTATATCCTTTGTTTCATAGGAGAATTCAGATGCTTGGTAATTCCCACCTTCTAGCTTATCACCAATGATATATTTGTTAACACCTATATCACCATTATAGAATCCTTGCAGTTCAATGGTAATTCTAGGGCATGTCTTTGCACCCTTAACCTGATTATTACCTATACCAAATATAGGAATGAATTTAGGCATAGCATCTTTATCTGCCTGGAATCTCTTTTCATTCTCCTGTGATAAAGGTAAGTAATCTTCGGGGTTAAGAGTTAAACCTTTCTTAAGTGCTGTTTGTAATAGGCAAATATAAAAGGTTCTTTCTACGATTTCTTCTGTATTTACCATATTATATAAGTTGAATCATTAGCAGGGTATTCATAGTATAAGTACCACCATCACTAAATACGCATTCCCAATTTATGGATGTAGCATTGAAAAAGATACCTGCATCTTTCCTCATATGACAGGTAGCACTAAAACTACCCTGGTAAGTATTAGCTATACTACCATAGTTACTAAACCATGTATAGGTATTAATACCACTACCACCATTGTTTGAACTTTTAGTTTCACCAATTGAAGGTATTTTAAATCCCATAAGCTCCTCTGAAACTTGGGTTCCTTCGATTAGCTTAGCTCTATAACCAGTCATGGTAAAACCTGCTGAACCTTCCCAAGCATTAGGACCTTGGTCTTTAGGTACACTCAGATTAATATTGGGAGGGTCTACACGATATCTATAAGATATTTCTCCAGCTGTCTGAGTTACCGTTACAGTTTTAGTTAAACCACCCACTTGCTTGATAGTTAGAGTTCCACTAAGAAGTTGTTCAGTAGTATTCTTAGAAGTAATAGATACCTCTAGAGTCTTTTCTTCATTATCTGTAAATCTTAGTCCAGCAGTAAATGGTGGTTCTTCTAGGAATTCTGCCGTAACCTCTACATTTTCCCAATCTCCTTGGGGTGTACCATTAATCATTTCTCTACGTTGAGAAGTGATTGCCAAAGTATCAGAGCCACCCTTACCCAATATGTTTATGGCTTCCTTATCTACTTCTAACTTGTATTCGTAGTTAAGGCTGCCTTTCTTTTGAATAAGATTTACAGTCTTAGGTACTCCATTAACTGTAATGGTAAGGATGGCTTTTTTATCTGCTTCTGTATCATTCACTTTTAACGGATGTACCATTACGAGTGCAGGACCAGTACCAGATGTTTTATCTGCTTCAAAATCTGCCATTACTTTGTATATTTTCTGAGTTCTTTTCTTAATTGATTTCGTATCTCTTTCTCTAAAACCTTGTTTCCACCTGCAGCTTCGAAAGCAGGTTTCCATAAAGGACGAGGTGGAAGATTACCATCTCTACTACCATACTCCAACATGATAGCAATTTGGTTAAGTGTTTTTCGAGAAGTTCTACCAGAGTATGTTATCTTCCTTAATCCTGGAGGAAGACCAACAAAGGTTCTATCTTTCTGAGTTACCATTGTAACTGACCTTGCATATTGACCAGTAAGGTTTAATAAAGTATGTGCTCCATACTTCTTAAGTGTAGCAGTAGCATGAGGAGGCCAAGAAACTTTGGAACCAGGTGGAGGTAGACCATTATTTAAACTACGCCTTACTATACGAAGAAGTTGATTGCCAAACTTTCTAGTACCTAACTCGTATCCGAGCTTCATGATACTTGGAGTCTTGGCAATCAACCTCTCAGCCTGACGTTGTTTAACTGGGTCTACATAAATCTGAATATCACATAGATTATTCGAGAGGTTTATGTTAACCTTTTTGCTTGGCATCTTTATTCTTATTTAATCCCAACTCACTGGCAATCTTCATAAGAATATCTTGTTGCATGGATAACTTCTCTGCTACCTCAGTTTTAAAAGCCTCGAACTCTTCTTGCTTATAAGCCTGAGCTGGTTGTTGTTGAGGAGTTAACATACCATCGATAGTATGAAAAATATTATCGCATTCAGTAACTATTGCCTCATATTTATCTCGATTGTTGAGAATATTTACAGCATTAGTTCTTTGGATATTTACTTCGTTTACGATATTGCGTAAGTCAGTAGTATAATAAACATTATTATGAATACCCTCTACACCATCGGTAGGAAGGTATATTGTAACAGCTGATACAGAATCTTGAATAGAGATTTCTGTATTTGCGGCAAAGCTTCCATCTGGGCCAGTGGCTCTAGGTTTGCTTTCACCTACTTTTAATACTTGGGCCTTATCAAAGATTGGATACCCAGAACGTCTGTCTCTCTCTAAGGTGTATATGGTATCACCTTTCTGCAATTTAGAAAAAATCAAATCTTCCATGTTCATCTTTTATTAATTAAGTTTAAACCAAATGATACTGCACCTGGATTCCTTTGCATAAAGTCTACCAGGTTTAAGAATTGATAGTATCCAAATTGGTCAATGAGTGACTGTGCTTTATTTGCTACTTCCTTTGCTATCTCTGCATTGGGAGCAGGCAATGTAAGTTGAATAGTAAAATCTTTTAGTTGATTTCCATTGGTTGGTTCTTTCTTAATCTCTTCACTTTCCATATCGTTTTATCTTTAGGTGGGTATAAACGAAAAAAGGAGTACACCTATGTAAGATGCACTCCTTCCTAATCTGGCTTACGTAATGACGACGGTCATTATTAAGCCGGGGTTGTGGATGTAGTCTTAAGAGCTGCAACTACTGACTGGATAATGTTCTGGTCTCTCTGAGCATCTACTACTCTGTTGAGACGGGCAATTTCCTGGTCTTTAGCAGTGTTCTCGATAAGACACTTGATTTCCTGTTGGCCATTCTTGAGGTCACAGCAGCAACGTTCAAGTTGAAGAGCCAATTCGGACTTCACTTCTTTAATCAAATCTTTAGTTTCGCAGCAGCAATTCTGTTGTTCATGTTCAATCTGGCAAAGACGGTCCATAACACGATTGAAGCCTGCTCCCATTTGGTCACGAGAATCCCGGATATCGGAATTGGTTTTGTATCCCAAATCACAAAGTCCTCTTTCCGTTGTGAAACGATTGTTAAGGATTTCTCTACCAACACCAGCAACATCTTTTGCAACTCCGCTGATTTCCTGAGTTACTCCTCTAGCAGCATCAGAAATATCTTTATAGATACCTGCCTTTGCTTCCTGAACAGTAGACTCTACTTTCTGAATGTCAGCTTTAGTGTCATTGATTTTGTCCCATACAGACACTGCAGCAGCACCAAAGCCACCACCTACCAATGCACCACCGACTGCACCCCAACCAGAGCCCCAGCCTGAGTTGTGTTTATTACAACAGCAACCATCATTACAACCGCGGTCAGCGACGATTACGCCCTCACCACCAGATTTAACTTCTACTCCCATAGTCTTTAAGTTTTAAGTTGTTAAACATAAAGTTAATTTTTAAAGTTATTCGTATATGGCCATATACATTAATAATGCTATAGTATCGTACTTTAAATTTTTCTGTAGATTCCTATGGATTCTCCCATGCGATGTTAAGATTTAGAGTTGGAAGATTTTAACTCTAATTAAACTGAAGGTTTTACAGAAGGAGATTGATAATATAACCTTACATAAATAGCAGGTAAATTACCTCTTACTGGAGTAAGTACAATCATACCTACATACATACCATTAGTAGGTTTATTATTAGATAATCTGGCTTCCCATTGTAAGGTTAAACTTCCACCATAGGTTTGGTCATAATCTATATTATCTACTGTAACTTTAAAGAGTTCTGATGCCGATGAGCTACCATACTGAAACTCTGATATATTATAATATCTGTCAGTTCCATTCAAGGCTATTGGCAAACCATCATAACTAAATTCCTTTAATGAAGGAGCTGCTGGTAACCACTTCTGACTAGTAGTAATGGGTTGAGCATGGTAAACTACTTGGATATTACTTTTATTGCTACCATGCGCTCCTAAATTTTCTCCTCTACTCAGATTAGGTAAAGAATCACTACCTTCATTAGATCTCCAACCAATACCCATTAACAAGGAGGCAGATAGACTACTGTTATACACATCAAATGCTACTTCTGGTGTATGGGGGGATTCTTGAGTTACGTATAGGTATAACCTTTTATTTGATGGATTACCCGGTTGAGTAAAGGTCCTGGTAGCCTGCCTATCATAATCTTCCTTATTCTCATCTACCAAATAAGCGTAGTCATAATCGTTTTGGGCAGTTTGACCGTTTTCTACTAACCTACCCCAACTTACTGGAGTTGCAGTATCTTCGTCTTCATTAGGTTTTATATACTCTGTATAGGCAACCTGGGATTGATTGCTAGCAAGTAAGTACTCACATTTAGAAATTATGGTTATAGGAGAAATGCTACCTGCACTAGAATCATGACTTACATTCTTTATAGTTACACTTTCAACTTGGTCATACCATTGGAAGGTCCACCTCTTTACAGTTGCTACTGGTTTATGAGTAAGGTACAGATAAGCAGATTTACTTGGGTAATCGGCTATCCTATATTGTACTGTACCCTTTAAATCGAATACCGAACCATTGATAGACTTAGGATATGCCCTTACGGTAGTTATAGTTGGGTCATATGATAACGGTGTATTTGTAACTGTAAAGGAATCTATACCAACTCCACTAAAAATAACTTCGTATTCTGCAGCTTCCTCAGTATCAGATTCTATACCATTAATTACTGGTTTTCTCCAACATTTTAAATCTATAGATTGACCATGACTAGAACCAAACTGAGTATATTCCCAATTCATGGAATATCCCCCTACATCGGGATTACCATTAAAACCAATATAATAATTATAGGATACAGTTGCAGCTGATTGGTTGATATCTACTTGGTCAAGATTACTTGTACCTACTTGTCTAATTGTTACAGTAGCACTTCTAATTGAAGATACTTTATTCTCTAAGCAAGTTACGAATAACTCAGCTTGAGTCTGGTCATTACTGTTTTTGGTAACTTCTAACCAGGATTCTTCGATTGGGTCAATGGTTACTTCTACAAATTCTTTAGTTGAAGTTTGTGTACCATTGATTACCTTTGTTCTGTAAGAATTAACTACAATAGTATCGGGGTCTATCATCTTAGCTGGTACATTCAGTACCTTGGATGAAGGCTGAAATATACTAAAGGTATAATTCCAAGTAATACTTGCAGCTTGTTGTTCAACTGTCAAAGTTATCGAAGTATCACTACTACCAGTTTGAAATATAACGATATCTGCACTTCTTTGACTAGTAGTTGTATTCTCATCTACGGTTACTATGAGTGTATTAGATTGCTCTTCTACATGAATCCAACTTGGAGAACCCGGTATAGACGTAGTCCAAGTAGTATCTTCACTTTGACTTGTAACAGAACCGTTAACAATCTTATACCTTTTACTACTTATGGTAAAAGAGTAAGTACCACTAGGCTTAGCAGGCACTTGTTGATTTAAATCTTGAGTACCGTTATTTACCTTTAGTTCATAAGACCAAGCAACACTAGCACCTGCTTGTTTTACACCTAAACTTAGAGTTTTACTACCGTACTCTAAGTTTAAACTACCACTAAGTTGAGATTCAGAAGTATTCTCTGGCATAGTAGCACTTATACGATATCCCACACCAAGTTCATAAGTTACACTAGTACTACTTACAAAACTAGGTTTAGTTTTTACAGTAGGAGTATCATCATGCCAAGTTGTATCTTTACCATTTACCACGTCCCAATAACCAGACCTTACTAAAGCTTTAACAGTTCCTCCAATATTTGGAGCTGTAGGGAAACTCTCCTTAATAACCAACTCTTCTCTAATGGCTACTGTACCTGCGGCCTGACTACAAGTAATGGTTACGGTTTTGCCTGAACCCACCTGCTCATATACTACAGTACCAGTTCTTGCTTGAGTTGTAGTATTCTCTTTCAGGGTAATAGCCACAGCAGCAGTAGCACTTTGTATTTCAGCAGAAGTAGATTTAACTTGGATATTAACACCTTCATGTGAACCTTCTACTAAAGAACCATTAATATATTTTTCACGATAACTACTAATTGTCCCAGATTTGGTTGTACCTAAGGCATCAAAGTTTAACGTTGGAGTAGAAGTAGTTAATGTATATCTCCATTCTACTAGATATGCACTTTGAGTTACCGTAACTTCTTTATAGACGGTATCCATAGTTGCCCTTACTACTACACTTCTTTGATTTGCAGTTTTATTTTCTGCTACCGTCAAAGTAGTACCAGATAAACTAAATCCGGTTACTGCAGTAGGTATACTAAGTGTAGGAGTACCGGTAGCATCGGAAGCTGCATTGGTTGCACCTGAAGACCAATGATTAGTTCTGCTTGCCCTTGCACTTGCAGAGATTTGTGATGTACCTCCCATTTCCGTAAGTGTACTAGGATTTGCAGAAATGGAAACTACCCACGCACCCTGAGTTACGTTAGTTATTTTATTCTCTGCTTGGTATATATCAATTGAAGCATTGCCAGATTTACCATTAAGAGTAACGGTTAATGTACGGCTTCCCAATTTAGTTCTTGCCTTTGCAGTCGTGCCCAGATTAGAACCCGATATGTTTTCAGACCATACTACTGAAGCTCCAGAACTTATAGTACCACCATCATTGGTTTTACCATTCCATCCCCAAAGTTGAGAATAGGTATAAGTAGGTGTAGCTGCAGTTCCTCCCGATGCAGGGATATCTGCGATGCTTCCTAAATATACTGTAGGTGTACCATAGGTTTTTACTCCTGCTGCTTGAGTAAAGGTTACTGTTACTTTTTTACCAGATTCATTCTGAGTACTGGTAAATACTTGAGAACGAGAGTTTTCTGATTTATTCTCTAAAGCAGTATAGTGATTCTCGTCATCCATAAATATCCAAGATGGTAAGTCAGGGGATGAAAAACCTACATCTACCTGAGTACCTACTGGTTTACCATTTATATACCTTTGCTTAAAGGAATTATACCCTGCTATTTCGGGAGTTGCAGAACCTCCTAAAGCCGAATAACTTAAATTAGGGTTCTGAACTGAAAAGGTATATTCCCAAGTTTCAACTCCTGCAGCTTGAGTAAGAGTAATGGTTAACTGTTTACCCGAATCCTGCTGAGTTAAAGTATGAGTAAACTCTCTCTCCGAAGTATCCGTGTTTTCCGTAGCTCTATAACCTAAATCTGCAGTTAATGTAAGCCAAGCTGGTAAAGCAGGATAACCATAACTCCAACGTTCAATAATACCAGTAGCTACTCCATCTAATACTTTCTCCCGGGTAGATGCTACATTTGCACTTGAGGGAGTAGGTACTCCACCTGCAGGAGTAAAGGTTAAAGTTGGATTTTCAACGGTAAATACATACTTATAAGTTACCTTATGAATATCCGAGAGTTGTACAGTTTCATTGTTTCCGTAGGAACTGGCATTGGTTAATTCCAAGCCAACGTAATTTTCTCCTGTTCCTGTAGGAGAGAGTGCCAACAATTCAGCCTTGGTAGGGCATTCATTTGAATCCTTACCAAGGCCTACTTTAGTTTTGACAGCACTCCATGTTGCTATCTCACCCATATTAATCTAAGTTTGTGAACAAAAGTTTTTCTCTTAATTCATCAATCTCGGCTTTCAGAAGTTTGATACCTTCGATTGCCAATACTGACATCTTAGAATAATCTACCTCTTTAACCAGGATATAGGTTTCTCCATCCTTTTCTACCTTTTCGAAGGCTTCTGGATTAGGAACTGTTTCGGGTTTAACCGCATTCTCAGAAACTAATTCTGGGAAATGTTTTTCGATTGTCTGAGCAATTGTACCTATATCATGATTACCTCGAATCATAAATGAATCCGTAGGTATAGAGCAGATTTCATCAAGAGTATGTTCTAATGGTTTAATGAAAGTCTTAAGTCTTTCGTCAGATTCTTTCCATAAACCAGAAGGAGCAGATACCTTCTTAAAGATAATCTCAGCAGTAGTACCCAATCCCAATTGGTCTCTTGTTACTCCATGAGGGTTACTCTTATTTTGCATGTGAGTAGTAAGATTGGTTTGAGCGTTGGTACCTGCAGCCTTGGCATCTGCAATAGCCGTAGCTTGAGCAGTAGATACTGGTTTATCTGCATCTGATGTATTGTTAACATTACCCAATCCCACTTGAGCTTTAGTTACTCCATGAGGGTTAGATTTATTACCAATATGGGAATCTACTTTGGCATTTACAGTAGTATCTGCTTGAGCTCTTGTTGCAGCTTCATCTGAAATTAATCCTTCTATTCGGGTAACCTCACCTTTTCGGTCATTGACTTCCTTAGTGATATTATTCTGAAGAGTAGTATCAGCACCTCTTAATTCTTCAGCAACCAATTCAACTGCAGCTTCAAGGTCGGTTCTTACCTGAGTATCTGCAGCTTTTCTATCTGATACCTCTTTATTGATAACAGTAGTAAGTTCCGTTTTAGCAGCAGCTATTGCAGTATTCCTATCTACTACTTCTTGAGCAATATCATCAGCCAGCTCTCCTTGCAAAGCATTAATAGCAGCTTCCCTTGCAGTAGTCTCATCGGATATCTGTTTCGGTAAAGTAGTATCCAACTTAACTTTATCAGCAGCAGTCATAACACCGGCTTTAGCAGATGATGCAGTAGGAATTTGTAATCCTTGGATATCAGTACCATTTGCCCTTTCATAATTTATGGCAGCTTTAGAGGCATCTGTAACAATTGAGATTAATCGTATAGGATTAAAAGCCATAAGAGCATTAAGATTGTCTGTAGTAGTCTTACCTTTAGCTCCATCATAAGCAGTACCAGATATCTCACCAATGATTAAACCTCCAGAAGTAATAGGTACCCAAGTAGTACCTGACCAACGGAATTGATATCCCGGGTGTCCCCCAGTTATATCATTGTAAGACTTACCAGCTTCTCCAGTAACTGGATTAGCATGAGCAGCATCAGAATATAACTTGATATTAGATATCTGATTGGTAGGTGATACCTCGTATGTAGCATATACATCAATTACGTCATCTACATAAGAAGGTAATTGAGCTGCAGGTACCTTACCATCGGAACCCAAAGAAGCTAAGCCATTTGCCTGACCCTTAGTTGCCTTGAAGGTATCAAGGTCATCTTGAACTCCCTGAATATCCTCGGTTAATTCGGTTTTCAAGGCAGTATCTGCAGTAGTACGGTCTTGGATTTCTTTATCAATCTTTGCACCTAGTGCAGTATCAGCTGAACCTCTATCGGTTATCTCTTTATCTACTTTTGAGCTCAATGTGTCCAGCTGAGTTTTCAGAGAATCATTGCCCTCAACTCTTTCTTTATTGATTTCAGATTGATACTTCCCAAGCTCTTTATCCCAAGCTTGGTCAGTATTTACAATCTTAGGGTCTGTGGTAGCATTTACCAAAGTACCATATATAGGAATTTCTGCCATAGTTATAAGTTTTTATCCGATTACAAAATTGAAATTACCAGCTTTTAAAGCTCCTTCAGTACGGTAGCATTTGTATGAACCTTTACCTTCTACAGTTACTGTAGCTGCAGCAGCCATAGGAACTCCAAATCCAGAAGAAGTTACCTTAGTTATACTGAAGTTAGAAGGTACGCATAACCATACATATTCTCCTTCAGCAATTCCCGTCATGTTATAAGTTCCGTTAGGAGAACTCTTTATTGCCTGTTTGGTAAGACCCAAAACATCTTTACCGGTTAATGCTGCCTTAGCAGAATGTCCAAAGTACATAGGATAGTAAGCATTTACGTTAGCAGTTGCTGTTTTAGTTACACCCTTGCTTGTAATACTTAAAGTATAAGTAGTACGGTCATCCTCAGTATTAAGGGTATCCTTAATATTTAAGCTAGCAATTGGTGTACTGTTTATAACAGTAGTTCCTCTTTTAACTGATAAAGTTTCTGGAACAAGCGGTTTACTGTTGAATAGGTTATTACCACGAATAGTAATATCTGCATCAACTCCTTTCTCAATAATTGTAGGACTTACCGAAAAGCCAGAGATTTGGGTAAACTGAGTATATAATACTTCCCAAACCTCATCATGTCTACCGTCGGCAATTTGCTTATCCAATTCCTTCATGCCATCTACAATGTTTGAGGATTCTGAAAGGTAATTAGTATCTTCCAGAGAAGGCAATGCCAAGGCCTCTGTAAGACCCACTGCAGTTTTTACCTTAGTAATCTTATCATCGGCATCTGCCTTATCTACTTCGATACGTTTCTGTACTTTACCGAATGCGGCTGAAGCAGTATCTGTTGCCTTTACATCCAAGTCTGTAGGAGTAGTACCGGTTGCCTTTACATAGCCATCGAGTTTGATATCAGTACCATTAAGTACTGGATTAGAATCCAAACGATGAGTATTGATAGTATGAGCATTGGTAGCATCAATATTATCTTGCAAAGTAGTATCGGCTTCAGTACGGGCAGTCTCTTCAGCATCAATATTATCCTGCAAAATAGTATCTGCAGCTTCCCTTGCAGCTTCTTCAGCATCGATACGAGTACCTAATTCATTATCTGCAGTAGTACGGTCTTGGATTTCTTTATCAATCTTTGCACCTAGTGCAGTATCAGCTTCGGCTCTAGCCGTTGCTTCAGCAGTAATATTGTCTTGGAGAGTTTTGTCAGCAGCTTTTCTTTCTGCAATCTCAGTATCGATACGAACTCCCAGTGCAGCATCAGCAGCAGTTCTTGCAGCTTCTTCTGCATCCAAAGCATCTTGAAGAGCCTTATCAGCAGCTTTTCTTTCTTCCCTTTCTGTTCCCAAGTCTGCAGTATTCTGGTCAATTTTACCTTCCAACCGAATATCTTCTGCCTTACGAGCAGCAATCTCGGTTTCGAGTAAGGCCTTAACTTCCAAGTAAGAACCAGAAATATTATTCTGAATACCTTGAATCAATTCCAGGTTTCTTTGGATATTAGCCGCATTCTGAGTGATAAGAGCATCTTGGTTATTTGCTCTTGCCAACAATTCAGTACGAGTTTCAGTAACATAAGTTCTTAAATCCTCTACTGTCTTAGTCAGAGTTGTACTCAGAGTAGTAAGCTTAGTATCTAAAGCAGCATCACCTTCAATTCGCTTTTCGGTTTCTGTCTCAATCTTCGTAGTTAACTCATTTAACTTCTGAGTCATAGTTGTTGCGAAGTTGGGGTCATCACCAAGAGCTTTGGCAATTTCCTCAAGTGTATCCAATACACCAGGAGCAGAACCAATGATTTTCTGGATTGCAGCTTCTACCTCAGCCTCTGTTTGGAATCCTGAATCATTCAGAAGTTCAGAAACTTTAGTAATATAGTTAGCATGTTCTTCAATACCGTTCAATTTGTTCAGAAGAACATCAGTAAAGTCATTTGAAGAAAGTACCTTGCCATCTACTTTATCTACCTTCTTAGATTCAAGACCCTGGATAGCAGTTGTACGGTCTGAGATTTCCTGGGCAATCTTATTATCTAATAGGGTATCGGCATTCTTACGGTCAGCAACCTCTTTATCAATATTTACCTGAAGAGCTGTATCTCCTGCTAAACGGGTATTGGCTTCATCGGAAATATCCTTAGATAAACCGTTTACTTCGTCTTTATGATTTGCTATTGCAGTATCCAAATTTGCCTGTATAGCATTCTCTCTAGCGGTTGCTCGGTCTTTCTCGGTATTGATTGCTACCGTGTTAGCTTCTACCTTTGCTTTGACTTCATTTAAATCTGCAGTAGAACCAGTCTCCAAAGAATCAATTCGGTCACTTAAAGTTTTATCTGCTGCTTCCCGGTCCTTAACTTCTTGAGTAACCTCACCTTCTACTCGAGTAATCTCGGATGAAGTCTGTTGGCTTAAGTTAGATATCTGACTTTCAATCTTAGTTTCAAGTGCAGTATCTGCAGACTTACGGTCTCCGACTTCTTTATCCAGATTTACTTGAAGGATTTGGTCTGCTGCCTTACGTTCAGCTGTTTCTGTACCCAAAGCAATGTTGGTAGTATCAATACGAGAACTCAGATTACTGTCGCCATTAGTACGGTCCACAATTTCCTCATTAACCATATCCTTAACTTCTTTGTAGTTATCAGCAATGGTTTTATTCATGGCAGTGATTGCCTCAGAGTTCTTTGTGATATTTGCTTGGTTAGTAGCAATAGCCGTAGTATTAGCATTTACCTGAGCAGTCAATTCGTTCTTAACCGTATTGATAGCATCCTGCATTGATAAAGCCAAATCCGAAACTCTCTGAGTAAGAGCAGCGATATTATCGGTATGGGTTTTATCGGCATCCTTTCTATCTACGGTTTCTTTATCAATATTTGCCTGCAAGATTGCATCGGCATCTTTACGGTCTTGGATTTCTTTTGCCAAGTTATCCTTAACTACCTGAAGAGCAGTATCTCCGGTTGCAGCAGAGTTATCTACATACTCCTTAAGTTCTTCCTTAAGAGCAGCATCAGCTTCCTTACGTTCTACAACTTCTTTATCAATGTTTACCTGCAATGCAGAATCGGCAGTAGTACGGTCTTCAATCTCTTGGTTTACTTTTTCGGTGATTGCTGCCAACTTCTTGGTGATAGTTGAAGCAAAATTAGGGTCATCTCCTAATGCCCTAGCAATCTCTTCCAGAGTATCAAGTACTTCTGGTGCAGAGCCAATGATTTTCTGAATTGCTGCCTCTACTTCGGCTTCAGTCTGATAACCAGCATCGTTTGCCAATTGTGATACCAAGGTAATGTAATTAGCATGTTCCTCGATTCCATTCAACTTGGCAAGCAAGAGATCTGTAAAGTCATTCTTGGTTAAAGAATAACCCTCTCTTTTATCTACTTTCTTGGAATTAAGGTCTGCATCTGCAGCAATACGAGCTTCCTTCTCAGCTTCGATAGCAGCAAGTACATCTGACTTATCACCATCAGTCTTTTCACTTAAGGCAGTTATCTTCTGGTCAAGGATTTGGTCCTGAGCAGTACGAGTTGCAGCTTCAGAATTAATATTAGTCTGAAGAACCTGGTCTGCAGATTCCCGAGCTTGAGCCTCTTTATCAATGTTTACCTGGAGGGTATTATCTGCATTGGTACGGTCAGCAACCTCTTTGGTAATTGAATTCTGAAGAGTTTCATCGGCAGCTTTACGATTTACTACCTCATCAGAAAGTTTACTTTCTAAGGCAGCATCACCAGTTTGACGATTAGTGATTTCTTCAGTGAGTTTCAACTGAATGTTTGCATCTGCATTTGCTCTCAATTGGGCTTCTGCAGCAATGTCTTGTTTGAGCTCTGCCTTATCATTGATATGCAATGTATTCAGTTGGTGAATACTTTCTGATAAAGCATCGTCGGCCGTTTTACGAAGCTCAGCTTCTTTATCTACCAAGTCTTTAGCATATGCCTTAGCTTCTGCCAATGAACCAGTAGTTTCATTTCTGAGGTCTGCAATGTCAGCAGTATTCTTATCGACTTTTGCTTCTATCTTATCTATCTTATTGATAAGGTTAGTAACTGCAGTGTCGATTTTATCATTAAGTAAATCCACTGCCTTAATGAAATTAGAGTTAACCTCACTAATTTGGGTACTCAGTTTCCCTTCCTCCTCCTTAGCTCGGTTAACTTCATCTGTCAGTGCATTACGTAAATCCGTTAGTTTGTTGGTAATTGTAGTAGCAAAGTTAGGGTCATTTCCCAATGCTTCTGCCAATTCCTTTAATGTATCAAGTGCATCATCGGCACCATCAATCAAATCACTGATAGCTTGTCTTACCTGTTCTTCAGTTTGGAACTTAGTATCATTCTCCAACTGAGAAAGCTTAGTGATGTAGTTTGCCTTTTCTTCAATGCCCTCCAGTTTCTCTTTGAGTTTATCTGTGAAGTCATTTTTAGATAAGTCGTATCCTTCTCTCTTATCTACCTTATTGGCAATAGAAAGAACGAATGCCCAGAACTCATTAATAGTTCCAGCAAACCCAGCCTTTACGAAGTCATCGAAATAACCCTGTAAAAGTCTTTGGTCAATTTCTTCATTTGTGTAATACTTACTTACGTACATATTGTTATTATTTTAAGGATTGATTACTTGCTTACCACAGAAGAAGTCAGAATTCTTATCTCTGAATGGTTCTCCTTCTTTTCCACAGAAGGCATTCATTGGAATATCTGGATGTTCTGGGTCTGGATCTCCCCCGTCTTCAATATCACCTCTGATTATTGCATAATCTGGGAGTTGATTGATACGGAATTTTATCACCTGGCCAATACCCGGATGAGGTATTATCTTATCCCAAACTTCTCCAAAGTAATCTTGAAAGCAAGTAACAAACTTACCTCCAGTCATAGACTGGAATGTGGTAACGTCTAAATTACTTTTCTTACTTTCAATATGTACTCCAGATGTACCGTTCAAGACAATCAGGTTACTGTCAAACCAAATACCATTTCCGGTATTAATTGGTTTCCATCGTAACATTAACATCTTTGCCATATACTTTTCAATTTTATTCTACGAATTGTATTTTGGTATCTCGGTCCCTTTTTAGGATAACCATGAAGACTAATGCTTCATCCTTGGCTTGGGCAACTTGTGTATCTCCCGAAGGTTTATAAGTGATACCGTTGATTACAAATCTATCTTCAGACCAGTTAAAATCCCAATAGCCTTCTGGAGTTAAATGTCCCAGTTGTTCTATATATGATTTAGTAACCAGTATTGATAAATTCTCATCATCGAGTTCTCCAGTTACTGTTGCCTTATTAATAGGCCAGTTTCTGAAGGCATTGTAATAACATAATGCCTCGATTGGTATATTATAATATTTAGGGATTTCATCTTCTCCATGACTTAGGAGTTGATTTACATTCTTTGCCCAAGTTATAGTTTGCCTTCCAGCATCTATGTCCAAGAAATCATTTATAATCTTCTTGTATCTATCCCAAGACCGGTTCTTAACCAATCTATGAGGAGTCTTGGTCATCGTTTTCTAATTAAGGTTCTACCATTACGTTTTACTGGAGAGCTGGGGTTTGGCCCATCTATTAATCCAGGTCTTCTTCTGTCTACTACTCTTGGAACTACTACATGACTTGCTTGGTCACAGAATGGTAAGTAGATTTCCAATCGTCCAGCTAACATACAAAGGTTTTTTCTTAACTCGTCTATGATACCACCAGGTTGCATTGCTTGAGAAAATGTTTTCCATAGGGAAGATGTTGCATCGGCAAGTGTATCATAGTACTGTACTTCAGTAGGCCCAGTTGTGATTTGTTTGATTCTATCACCTCGAGCTTGTTCCGGTTTAGAAGAACCATCACCAACTTGTTCTTTGGTTGAAGTAAGTTGACTTAGGTATTCTCCTGTACTTGTTAATAAATTAAGGAGCTTAACATTGAGATAATCCCATGCTGCCAATTCCATAATTAATTGGTTTTCTAGAGCTTCATACATTAACTCATCATTATATTTATCCAGTGGGATAATATGATTTACTAGCGGTTGGATATATAACTGCCATTTAGTTATGTACATTGCTTTCTCTTCTGATGACATACCATCTGAGATTTCTGAAGGAATGTAATAATTGATTAGATTATATATACTATCAGTTAATGTAGTTTTGGACTCGGTATTTACAATTATGGTTTTAGTTGCATTTAAGTTAAGTCCTTCGGAGTTCGTTATGTTTAACGCTACTGTATAGAATCCGGACTTTTCATAAGTATAAGTAGGTTGTTTAACATCATAAACGGACCCCTTATCATCACCAAAGTCCCAGTCAAAAATGGCCTTGGCTGGGACTTTGGTTAATACTCTAAATGAAACTTCCAGACCATTCGCAATAGCTACAAAGTCTAGATTGTCCATGGTATCTTATTTTTTAGATTCTTCGAACTCTTCCAACAGAACCTGAATCAGAGTTTCAACTGTATCACCTTTGTCGGCAACAATTTCGTGACGAGCAGCGATAAGGGTTGCTTCTTCGAGAGTATAGGCTTTGGCAATCTTTTTGATTTCCATACCCTTTTCGAACTGAGCATTCAGTTTCTTTTCCAACTTATCGATGTCCTCATTGGAGTATTTGTCGGTAGCTTTCTTATCAAGAACCAAACGAAGGTGACCTGAATTCAAAGCCATCTGAATCTTTTTGGTTCTGTATTGACGAGCACTCAATTCTTTTTCTTCTCCTCTACAAATTGTAATACCTGTAGATTGGTCATGGAAGCTGTAAGCTTTAGCACCTACAGTTACTTTATATTTATTATCCATATTACTAAGTTTTTAGATGTTTAAAATTAGGGGTAGGTCCTCGCAAAACCTACCCCATTGAGAAATGGAATTATTTGTAAAATAAACCAGGTGTAGTATTACTCAAGGTTAACCAAGAGATATGGGTCAATGTTCATGAATTCAGGGAATCCGAATTCAGTGAACTTCTTCTCTGCAGACAGAATCAATGCAGCATCCTGATACATCTTAGAGAAGCCTGTAGTCAGAGTAGCATAGATTGCCTGAGTCTGATTTGATACGATTCTTTCTGATTCAAGCATCAACTGTTTTGCAGTCAGTTTAATCAAAGCAGCAGTTGTATCAATCAACAGCAAACCTTGGTCAGGTGTTCCCGGGTGAATATAGAAGTTAGCATTCTTAGGTACAGGAGACTTCACATTCAGTGTAGCTTCAGTTGTACCAGAATGACGTTCTTTGAATTCCGGCAAGTTCAGCATTTCAATTGCTTGGTCTTCACCACCAATCATAGTAGTAAAGTTACGTCCCATACGAGCAGCTCTTACCCAGATATGCAGCAAATCTTTGTAAGTGATACCATTCGTAGTTTCGTATACACCGATAACCGGAGCAGATTCTGAACCATCTGGTTTGTTACCATTGATAACAACATCCATGGCCAGAGTATCCATTGCATAACCGAGCTGAACACCGAAGTCACGAAGGTAGATTGCCAATACATCAAGAGATACGTAGTTACGAACTTCATCAGTAAGTTTGAATCCCTTACCAATTTTGAAGAGACTTACTGATTTCTGTCCAAAGCTTACATCTCCCAATGGGATAGTTTCTGCTTCATTAACCTTTGCAGGAGCAGCATCGGACATGTTAATCATCGGCATGATTGCGCTAAGACCACTGATTGACTGGTCAGAAGCAATAATCTCCGGATAGAACGGAGCCTGGCGCATACCAAGAGTGATGGCAGAACGAATGATTTCCGGAACAATCCAACGAACATCTTGCTGAGGCATTGTGAAGATGTTTTCCATTGTGTCGATTTTCGGATTGATATCCAACTTCTCGAACAATTCATCTTGGGTAATACCCCATTTACCAGTGGTAAGTTCACCTAATGTGATGTCCACAGGTTTCTTGTTCTGTGAACCTTGACGGTAAGCATCCAACTGCTGTACCATTTGAGGAAGTTCTTTTGCGAAGTCTTCTCTCTTCAATTTTGAAATATCAACTTTTTCCATGTTTCTTCTTCTCTTATTTAATAAGTACTTGAATTACCTCGTTTGCCTCATCTGCAGGTATGATGGCAATGAAAGGTGTAGCATCTGTTGACTGATTTGCTTTTACAAATCTGTCGTTCAGCAAGTCACCAGAGGGAACTACATATCCTGCTTTTAAGTCAGCAGCATTAGATACCCAGTTACAAATCATGTAACCTTCTACAGCAACAGTTACCTCTACTGGGAATTTGTTCTGTGCCTGGTAAGCAGGATTTACATTGTCGGTTACTGCCACTCCGATATATACCTGAGTAGATTCAGTGTAAGGTTCAATTAAACCGTCTTCTCCAAGAGCTACCGGCATACCTTGCAAAATTGTTTCACCATCTTTTACACAGAAAGCTTGGTGCAATTTGTGTGATTCACTTTTGTAAATCACCGCTCTTGGGGTCTTTTCCCCAAACAGCGTCATTGGCTGGTCTTTGTTTACGATTTTAGTCATAACAGTGATATTTATCGATTATTACTTGAATTTCTTCTTATACAAGTCTTCGAGGGTTTCCGAAGTAGACTTGGCTTCTGCATTCGAAGTAGTTGCAGGTTTCTGAGTTCCAGTCTTTTCATCATTCTCTGCAACAGAAGAAGCACGGCTTACATCATGAGAACCACAGCTTGCACATACCATTGGGAATTTTTCTTCCAGACGACTCTGATAATCCTTAGTTAAGGAGATGAGAGTAACGATGCCAGTAGTTTCGGCATTCAACATTGTAACAATAGTTTCATCGGCTTTGTCACCCATCAACTTCTTGTAAGTAGTAACAGCATTTTCACGGAGAGAAGCAATGTGATTCTTTCCTACAGTTGCCATTTCCTTCAAGTTTGCAACTTCTGCATTCAGGTTGGTAATCTGTTCTGTAAGAGAAGATTTCTCTGTAGTAAGATTATCTACCGTTGTCTGAAGACTGTTTTTGGATGATACCAAGCTTTGAATACAAGAAATAACTTCTTCCTGAGTCATTTCTTTGCCCTCTGCCAGAGATAACATGTTATCTCCGAAAAGCTTTTCTAAAAATTCTTGCAATTCTTTGTTCATATTTTCTTTATTAGGATTATGATTTTCTTGGGTACCATTATCATTAAAAGAATCTGGAGTATTGTCCTTTTCTTGGAATGAGTTGAAGTCTGTTTTGTAGTCAGTAAAGAAGTACTGTTTGGACTTGTCATCCCGATATTCCTCATAAGAAGACCAGGTTCTTTTTGCAAAAGTTGGATTAATGATTTTACCATCTTCACCAATCTTTTGAGCAAAAGAATCAGCTCCATGAGATACCAGAGATGTTTCCATATAACGAACTACTTCAGTAACTACTCTACGAACCATTTCACCCTTAGAGTCATAAGTACCAAGCTTCTGGTAGAATTCACCATCTTCCATTCCCGGATGTGATTTATCCCACTTGAATTGTACTGTTACTGAGTTACTGTGAATTGAGGGAGGTTCCATAAGAATACCTCTAGCAATTCTTGGGTTAGCTTTACCATCAATCTTCAGAATACCATTGATACCTGCAGGTATAGTAAAGCTTCCATCCTTATAAGACTCCTGCCACATTACTTGAGATACAGCTCCAATGGCATTACCAATATTGGTTTCATGGTCGCAATTTACTGTTTGTCCAAGTAACATTCTCATAGAAGCCTTAAGTACTCCATTCTGACCAAAGTCAGTAGGATTCCAGTTCTTAGATACAATCGTTTCAGAAAGTAATCTGAACATTGGCTCGATGAACTCTTCATCCTTTGGAGTAAGTTCTGATTTGTCAAGGTTTGGATAATAGGTATTATAATCTATATCTCCTCCCCAAAATCCAAATTGAGCAATGGTATCCGGTGTCGGAGTCTTCCATTTGTAATAATTCTCTGAGAAAGCCTGGGCTCCAACTGATTCTGGGATATACCCAGCCATAATGGTATGACCCTGGCCAATCACCATTGAATCAAGATGCTCTTTGTTTTTCTTAGTAAATTTACTCATCTTGCTTTTGTATTTTGGTCTCCACGAGATGGAGCCGGATTAGTTTTATCTCTTGACCTACGAGCAGATTGGTTTTTATCATCCTGCCTTTGCTTCTTCTTGGTTCCCTCTTGAGGGTCTGAATTACCTTTAGCAAATTGGTCCTCAAGTGAAACTCTTGGTTCGTCTTCATCAGGAGAATCATAACCCATTGCCCAAGCATATTGGTCTTGGCTAATGATACCAGCCTTATATAATAAATCCAGGTTTTGGATTTTATACTGAAGACCCTGTTGAACCTTAACTTCATCAGAGATAGTTGAAGTTCCCCATGATATCTTTATCCCCTTATTATCAAAGCCTGCCAGACGCAGTTCTAGAGAATAAAGAAAATCTAATACATAAGTTACAAGCATTTGGATATTTTTTAACTGGCTGATTAACTTAGACAGCATTATACCCGTTGCTCCTTCTCCTGTTGTTGAACTAACTCCAATAAGGTTTCCATTAACTCCCAAACCATTTGCAACTGATTGCTGATTCATATTCCAGGGTTTCTCAATATTACCAAGTTCCTTGGTAGTTGAATTGAGTTTAAACTCATGGTCATCAATGTAACCAGTTACTATACCATCTTTCATACCATTACGAAGATTTCTTTTCAAATCTTTTAAGGTACGTTCAAGACGGGATTGATAAGCTTGTAAGCTTTCATTTGGATTCTGGTCTGGTTTAGTCATCTTAGCTTCCAAGAATCCTACCATACCAACCATCTCCATTATGTGTTTGAAGTTAACCTTCATATCATGTTGACCTTTTAATGAATCCAATGCTGCCATAAAAGGAGGAATCCCATAAGGTTCATCGGTATCATTAAACATACCAGCATACACATAAGTTTCTGGGTTTAGTTTGATATAATCTTGGTGCTTAACAAAGTAATTCTTATTCCTCTGGTAAGGAGAATATACTCCATTGTTCTCCCTTTTGAAAACAATGTTCTCTGGTCTAAGGAATAAGACTGTATCTAAACCTTCTAGCCTATCATTGGGAACTCCTTCAACAGATATAGCTCCACTAACAAGGCATTGTACAATCATCTTATTAACTAGACCGTCTATACCAGCAGTATACCTGGACCATTTCTTTGTAGCTTCGGTAAGATGTTTTCTCATCTTATCTGCTTCGGCATCTGAATTATTTGGGAATGTTACCGTATGACCTGTGTTTGCCAACTTAAACATATCCTGCAAAGCAATGCCCATATCCGGATTTACCTTATATAAATCACGAATCAAAGGGATTACTTCAACACGAAAAGAAGGATCTACCATTACGGTCATCCCTTTCAGAGTACTGAGTAAAGAGTTATCTTCATCTACTGATACTCTACCAGGAGATATAGCAGCAGCTTTTGGCTTGCTTGGCTCCTTGTTTGATTCGGGAGGTGGGTCTTTCTTTCTACCCCAACTCCAATTAAAATTGAGCTTTTTCATTTCGGTTGTACTATTACGTTAGTTTTTCCTTTTCTTATGTGATTACAGATTGCTTTACCGAATATAGAGTCATCTGCATATACATCCCCCTCTAGGTCTACATCTACTGTAGAATTATTAGCTCTATGCTTACCCATTGCAACTGGCCTACCTAAACCATCATATATAAAGGTATATGCTTCTTGAACAAAGAAAGGGTCTTTAACAGTAATATTATCTTCTCGAATATCCTGTTCAAGTCCCTCTACAATAACAGAACGGTTCTTTTGTGTAGTTAACCATCCTGGAGATTTATCTACCTCAGGTCTAGATTTACCTTTCTTCTTAAGCATTTTCTGATAATAATACAGTTTAGGATAACCTTCAGTTTGAAGAGCAGAAGTTACTGCTAATCCAACATCATTGGATTCTGGAGCAATGGTAGCAAAGTTAAACAAATGCCCTGTATCTCCAAGTAACCTTGCATATTTATCTACTGAAAGTCTACCTTTGAATACTGCTTGTTCTTCTCCTTGTTTATCCATGCAAGTAAATGCAGAGTAGTCAGAAGACCTACCAGTTGAAACGTCAGCACCAATGAAATATTCCTTATCTGGTGCTGGTTCTAAGAATTGCCGATATTGACCATTGAATCTTTTCTTAATAACCGGATAATCACTAAGACAGTCTTCGATAGCTTTGATATCAGCTAAGTCGAAGACCGTATTTCCAGATGATAAGAAGTCACCATCGATTTCTTGTGCAGTTCTTTTTGTTCCAAGAGCAGAAGACATTTCATTGTACCAATTAATGTCTCGTTCTGGGTGCATTTGCCAATACAATCGTAGTGGGTTAAATGGATTCCCACCTGCAATAGCATCAACCCAAGTAGAATGGTAAAAGTTACCAACTCCATAAGGAGTGGAATTGATGATAGCAGCTCCACCAGTGGAAAGAGTAGGGAAAGCGGCTGCCCAAATCTGGGCTGCCCATCTAACTACTGCTGCTTCATCAATTACCAATAAGGATAGGGATTCCGAACGACCAGCTTCAGAAGACGTTGGGATAGATTCTATGAATGAGCCATTATCGAACTCTATCATTGATGCAGAACCATATTCTCCCGAACGACCATTTATAATCGGTGTCTGTAAATACCATGGCAGGTTTTTGTACATGAACTTAATCTTCTTAAGTACCTTCTTTGCTGTTGTGTCCTTGATTGAGATAATGTTAATCTTCTTGTTAGGATGATACATTGCCAACCATAGGCAGTACATAGATATAAGCTCCGTAATACCTGCCTGCCTGAACTTAAGCAGAATATTGAAACGTTCTTTTACGAAATTATACAGAACCGATTTTTGATATGGGTAAAGTTCGAATCTTACCTTTCCCCTCATAGGGTGTATCACATAAGTGAAAAGGCTAAAGTAAAAAACATCATTACTAACTTTAGCAAGTGTTGCTAGTTCTTCCCTTGTAAGAGCCGATGTGTTAGTTTCTATGTTAATCTTCTTTGCCATAATCAAAAGTTATATGTTACTGAAAACTCTAAGTCAGCTTTTATTCCCGAAAAGAACTTCGGATAATGAAAAGCATTTATACCGAGTTTATAATTGAAATTATTAGTCTTGATTGAAAGGCCTGTCCCTATGTCTAACATTTGATTAAAGACCCTATATTTACCATAAACGTATGGACTTAGAGTTAGTTTTCTAATTCTTTTTTGAGTTAATTGACCTTCATACCAATTGTACTTATACTTATCTAAGTCCATGTTAAACATTCTCGTTGAATAGGAGTTTGTTTCTTTGTTGAATAAACTTAGATTCAATTGGTTTTTATCCAAGGTAAATTGGACCAGAGAATCTTCTCTACTAATCCTATTCGAAGTAACCGCTGTTGAATCAGAAGCCTGGGGTTTAGTCGAATTGCTACTGTTTCGATAGAAGTCGTAGAGAAGAATTCTCTGGGGCTGAACCAATTGTGTATATGGAATTACGGGTTTGAAGTTCTCTTTCAGTTTGATTGTATCAGGAATGCCAATGACCGATGAATCAGGAAGTTGTCTGATATATGAATTCAGTTTGTAATTCCTGAAGCAAAGGTAAATAGTAAATCCTAGTAGCAAAAGGAACACAAAGTTCTTCCACTTGTTTTTATCTGTTTTCATCATCGCGAAAAATTAAATTATTACTAACTATCGGTAATCGCTTTGCGATTACCTTTTATCGAACGTAGTGAGATAAATTTCTATATCCTAAAACATATATCCAATATCTACTACAAACAATAGCTATATACGCATATAAAAATATA